GCTGTCAATGTTGTCCAAACAGGAGAGAAAATTTTATCTCCGCTTGAATCAGTAAAGTGACAGCCTTGAAAGACTCCTAGTAAAAGATCGCCAGCAGCAGCAACGGCAATGCCGCCTGTGTTGACCATTTTTACTGGATCGCCTGTATATATTGTTCCAGTTGTACCAGTTAGAATATCGTACTCGGTTGTTCCTGTGGAATTATATCCCGAGCCCAATTTTCCAATTGGTTTTAAACCGAAAGGAGCATTTGTATTTGCCATTTGTTATACCTTTATAATTTAAAAATTGTTAAAGCAGTAAAAAAATTAACTTCTTTTACCACCGCCAAAAGTTACGCTTGATGTTCTCTGAGGTTTTAACATCGGAGAACTTGGATCAGATTCCTTCATTAGATCATTGTCAATCGCATCTTGCTGCGATTGTGCACGGTTATTGAAAAAGGCGTTTCTTTCATCTCGTGTTTCATTTGGAATCTTGGCCAAAAGCAAACCACCCACGGATACGACACCTGCGTGCTTTCCATTATCAATCGAAGGAAGTTCAAAGTCTCCAATCTCTTCGACACGAACAAGGTCGAAACCTTCACGCAATCTAGACATTATATTCTTCTTATCATCCTGACCAACAACTTCGGCTCTTATCCACCTGTAGGTATAACCTTCAGGTGCAGGTGGTGTCTCCAACATAGATGGGGGACGCCAAGGTTTGCGAGCGGTTGAGGCTGCTCGAGTATCCGCAGAACGTGATGTTCTGTTTTCAGTTGATGCTTTCGCATCTATTGATTCGTTTAATTCTTTTTTATCTGTCATAAGTTTACCTTTTAACATATTTTGCGTACTCTTCTAAAGGTACGTTAAGACGTTTTGCCATTTGAACTTCAGATGGCGACAATCTAATTTGTTTTTTGCCGACAGTCTTACCATCAGCTCTATTCGCAGAAGCTACCTTTTGTTGGGGCTTAGATTTAACCTCTTTGCCTTCTGAAAATTTATGAGGAAATTCCTCACGCATCCTGCGATCTATTTCAGTATAGTAGGCATCTGTCGCGGGATCAAGGCTTTCTTGTTCTATTAATTTTCTATGAATATTAAAAGCTGCTAATGTCATACTTTCATCGTCACCAAACCAAGAATTTTTCTCTGCCCAATCTTCACTTTTAGGGTCTGGAATAGGTTGTGATTGTGGTTGATAGATTTGTTCAAAATTATCATTTTCTTGTACTTGAGGGGCTGAAGCTAATCTTTGTTTAGAAGAAACAACTTTATTTTCTTCAACTGCTATCTTAGCTAAAATGTCTTGAGCTTTTGCTACCTTGTCAAAATCTGAAACTTCATGAGCATTTTTTAATGCTGATATAGCTTGTGCTTTTTGAGACTTTAATCTATTTTCTGCTTCGTCTAAATAAGATTTATCTAAACTAGATGTATGTGTTTTTAAATTTCTATTTTCATCCCTAAGTCTTTTTGCATACTCATAAGCCGATTCTTGGCCTCTTTCTGCTTCTCTTAAACGTCTGGTTAGATTACCAATTCTTTTTTGAACTTTATCAGAATAGTCTACTAACTCATCTTCCGTTTTAACGTCTTCGTTTTCTACAACTTCAGATTCAACTTCATCAGATGAATCTTCAGAAGTTTCTATTTCTATAACTTCGCCTTCATCAACCTGACTATTTTCTTCTACTAATTCTTTTGTTAATTCTTCTTGCATGATTTCCTCAAGTTAAAGCGTGACAATGTCATCGGGATCTTTAATAGTCGCAATAACTTCATCATCGTTAATAATACGGCATTCTGCATCATCGCCTAATTTAAAACGAGCTCCAGCATACCTACCAATTAATACCCATTGTTTCTCATGACACCAAGGTATTTCTCCAAATTTTGCTTTATCTTTATAACAAAGCGGACCCATCTTAATAACATAAGCAACAACAGAAGCAAGTGCCTCTCTGTCTACTGATTCTTTGGTTAAAACGATTCCACCTTTTGAAACCCCCTTACCCCTGTAAGGAAGAATTAACATTCGCCATCCTGACGGACAAGGCATTCTATCTATTAATGTGCTGTCTACTAACGTAGGATCAAGAACTCTTTCTTCTGCGTTAACAAAAGCTTTATCAAGCTCTGATTCTTTAGTAGATTTGTTGTTTGATTTTTCTTCGAATTCCCTGGCTATATGATCAGGAACTATTACTTTGCTCTTCGTCATCTTGTATTACCTTTCCTAGCAGTTCTCTAAATAAATTTTCTGCTTCAACTAGAGAACTGTAACGTCCAAGCAGATGTTGGTATTGGTCAAAACTTTTAACACCAGACAAAAGAGTATTTGTTATATCTTCTTGTCTTTGTTTTAGTTCTTTAAAATACTTATCTCGTATCCAAATAACTGACATTAATAAACGCCAGAAAACTTACCGCCATATGAAGCTTCGCCTAGACCTCTAGACTTTCCTTTACCCATTCCTGGTGTAGCAGATGTGCTTGCCGAAAAAGTTCCTGCTTTAGTTTTTAAAGGAACAGTTCCTTTACTACCATAAGAGCATTTATTTTTCATTACTTTTGGAGTTTTTTGATTTTTAACTTTAGTTATATTTAACATTTGCTAAGTTTGTTGTATGTAGGACTATTTTGCAAGTTTTTTAAGAAGAATTTTTATTGGCCAAAGTTCTTAATTGCATTTCTTTTTGTTGAGCCATTCTATCTAAAGTTGTTTGATTTTTCATTTCAGCAATATCTTCTTGCGAATCAATCTTACCAACATCAATTTGAGATCTAGACCTAGATTCTTTTTCTTTTCTTTGTTGATCTATTCTAAACTGTTCTTGATCTTGTTGTAGTTGTTGTCCTTTTAATGCTAACTCTTGCTTTCTAATACTGACTAATGGATCTTCATCTTGTGGGGCTGAAACTTTTTGAGTGTACTCCATCATTATCTCCGCAAGTATTGGAGAAGAAAATTGAGCCAATATATCATTTGCTTGTGCCAACATAGGCGCAGCATTGGCAGGATCGGTTTGTTGAGCTTGAGCATTTAATTGTTCATATTGTGCTTTAGCATCTTGAGGCATTTGACCCAAAGCAATTACATCAGCTTTCATTTGCAAATGTTGCATAATGTGAGCGTGTATTAAAGCTTGCACTTGAGCATTCATTTGAACAGGAGGAGTGTTTAATAATGACATATGTATTGCAATATGAGCATCATGATTTTGTTGCATAAATGCTTGAGCTGGCTGACCCATTAACAAGGCATTATTTTCCATACCAGCCTCTATAGGAGTTGGCTCCATACTAGGTGGCGGTATTAGTATTTGTTCAATATTATCTACACCAATAGCTGCGTACATTCTTTTATAAGATTCATATATTCCGTTCGGACCATGTATTTCTGGGTTAGATTGAACTAACTGCATCATCTCTTGAGCCATAGCTATTCTTTGTGATGTACTAAATATGTCTGGATTGCTTACTGGAACAATATCAACTTGATCGTTAAAGTCTTCTAGTTTTATTTGGGCAGGTTGATTTCCTACAACATAAGGGTATTCAGGTGGTAAGTATTCTTGAAAGATAGAAGAAAGTAATTTAAATTCTTTTCTTTGAGCGTTGTGCATTCTTTTGTGAATTGCAGATAAAACTTTTGTAGACCTTTCTAACAAGGCCATTGTTGTACCAACAGGAGCGTTTGGATTGCCTTGACCTGTATTTATTTCAGCTATAGATGCAAATTTTTGACCTGAATCAACTAGTAATCCAAGCAAAGAAAGTAGCGTACTGCTAGGTTCCTTAAATGGTAATGGTTGAATAGATTCTCTTAAAGACCCACCAGGGGCATCTACATCTCTAAACTCTCCAGGCTGAATAGGGGTGTCCTCATCCCTAATCCTAATACCTCTTGTCTTAAACCCAGCAGGTAGGTTAGCAAGGGTACCCGCATCAATTAACTGCCTCAATATAGATGTAGACGCTTTTGAAAGACCACCAATCATATGAGTTAAACCAAACCCATAAAATCCTAAACCTGGTAGAAATTTAAAATGAACAAAATACTCAACTTTATTTTTTAAAGTATCTTCTTCTTTATAGTTTCTTCTAATAGATAATATTTCTTGATTGTTAGAGTCTATTGTTACGATATAAGGCAGTTTAATTCCTGTAAAATCTCCTTCTTCGTCAGTATCTTCAAATCCTTCTAAATCTAAATTGCAATGTACTTCATATAAAACAACCAAGTCATCTGAATCGTATGTTGGTTGCATCCCAGAAAGCTTGTTTATTTCTTCTTTTATTTCTGAAAATTGATTTTCTCCTTGACTGTTTTGTAAATCAAGCATCCTATAAAAACCTGACGCTTGTAATTTTTTTACTTCGTTCTCAGACATCTTTATAACATTAGTAATGCGTTGGCAAGATTCTAAATCTGTTGTGTAATAAGGAACAATTAAATCTTCTGGAGCAATAAACTTAGAAACAGCTCTGCCCAAATTATCATCGTAATAGACTTTCTTAAAAGCTGACCCTGCTAACGGAAGGTAGAACAACATCTGATCTAACTCCTCATCAAACTCTTCCATTACATGAACAATTTGATAGTTCATAAAGTCTTGGACTCGTTGTGCTTGAGTTTCTTTTATTGAATCATAAAGACCTATTACTTGAGTTTTTACAGGTCCGTTTGATGGTAAGAGTTCTTTGTATGCTTGAGCTTGAAAAGTTGTAACTGCTTCTCCCAATAAAGGATGGGTAACGTTACTTGCACCTTCAAAGGGTTGTGATCTTTGTTCGTCAAACTTCATGCCTAAATATTTTAGGCCATCTGTATAAGTTTTTTCCCAATCTTCTCTTGAAGATTTATCTTTCTCTATACCATCTACTAAGTTACTAGCTATTACAGATAATTCAGAATCTTCTATTAATTCAGCTAAGTTGTCGTCAAACTCTGACTCAACTGACTCGTCATCTAGCTCACCTAAGATTGCACTACCATCTTCCATCATAGTTACATTTTCTTCAGTCTCGCCAATCATTGCATCAAATAATTCCTCATTCTCAACATCCTCAAAAGATCTTTCTTTTGTAAGGTCTTCACCATCAGGTGCAATAATATTTTTTTCAATAGCCATTAATGTAAAACTCTTTTTGTAATTGGTTTAAATTCTGTTTCACCAAAGTCATGAATTTCCCCTACAACAATAATATTAAAATCTTCAGCCTGTCTCTCAGCTTCTTCCCAATCGGAAGCAATAATTAAAGGCCCACCGTAAGATTTGCCTTCTTTTTGATATTCAGTAAGAAATAACCTCATGTTAATAATATACTCGATTTATAGGAGCTCTTTCTCCATCTTGATAATCATCTTCAAGAGAAACAAGACCACCTTCTCTAAATCTCATTAGAGCTTGAGTCATAGTATCACATAAATCATCGTTAGCTCCAAACGGAAAAGACGCACATTCTTCTATCATTTCTTCAGCAAATCTTTTATNTGGAGCCCAAACTAAACCACTTTCAAATATTGGCGCTACAGAATGCATTCTAGAATGTTTATCATGACCCCTAGAAGGAGAATAGTTTACAACAGGAATTCCCAATCTTCTTAGCTCATGAGTTAACGGCGTACCAGATGCTTTTGCCTCAATTAAAACCATATCAGGTTCCCAGTATTGATACTCTTCATACGCAACTCTTTTTAGCTCGGGAAAATCCCAACGATCTTTTTGTGCATCTAATAGTATGATTGAATCAGGAGCATCCTCGCTAGGTTTAAAAACACCCCACGTTGATATAGCTGAGTAATCAGCAGTTGTTTTTTTAGAGTAAGCAGTATCGTAACTTTGTATAATATATTTAACGCTTGGTAGTTCGTCGTGAGTCCATTCATTCCACCAATCTCTTTTAACAATAGATCCTTCTTCTGCTGTTGGCGTTTGCATCCATTGAGCATTCCATTTAACAACTGGCAAAGATGCTTTAACTTTTTCTAATTCATCTAAAGCCCAAAACTCAGGCCACAAGGGATTGTTTGTTTCTGGAAAAATAGCAGGAAACTCTATAATATCCCATTGATCTGCCTTTGTTTCTTTCTGAGCACTTAAAAGTTTTGCTGTCAAATCAACAGCACTCCAACGTGTCATTACCAATACAATAGCTCCACCAGGCTGTAAACGCTGTCTCGGTCCTGATGTGTACCATTCCCAACAAGCTTCCATTTGAGTTAATGAAAGGGCATCTTGTTCTGAGTGAGGGTCATCAATAATTAACAAATCAGCACCACGACCTGTAATCGCTCCACCCACACCAGCAGCAAAGTATTCACCACTCTTGTTGGTTTCCCAACGTCCTGCTGATTTACTGTCTGCTTGAAGTTCAACTCCAGGAAATATTTTTTTATAATTGTCTGTATCCATCATGTTACGAACTTTACGACCAAACCTAACGGCTAACTCACCTGTATGCGTTGTTTGCATAATTTTTCTGTTAGGTTGCTTACCCATAATCCAAGCGGGAAAATAAGTAGAAGCAAATTCAGACTTAGTATGACGAGGAGGCATATTAACGATTAAACGTTTTATTTCTCCTGATGCTACCTTTTCTAATTTTTCTGCAAATATTTTATGATGCTTACCACAAATAAATTCTGGCCACATACGTTCAACAAATTGCAAAAAACTTTCATGACACCCTTCTCTATCTTTAATGGATTGCAGTCTTTCTTGAAGCAATAAAGCTTCTTTCATTTCTTGATCTGATAAATGGGCTAAACTCATAATGCAGATAGCATATTGTCTATACTAACAGGACTACCTGTTTTTAAATTTTTTATAGAACTATATTCTTCTTTAGAGAATAAATCTTTTGGCAATACTATATTAACTTTTCTGCCTTTCCCTTCACGTTCAGGCAATACTTTTTCTCCTAACTTTCTTAAAGGATAGTATCCACCGCTTAATACAGAAAATTCTGTATTAGTAAAAGCGTTTGCTCTTTTAGAATTTAGGCCTGAAGCGTCAAGAAGCATAGGATTAAAATCATAAGTGTCTGTTACTTGCACATCTCCGTTTGGCAAAATGCTGTAATTAAATTGACCTAAAGTTGTTAAAACTCGTCCAGTATCGCTAAAAACAGAATGAAAACCAGGTTTAGAGTTTATTGATCCTAAACCAGTTTTTTTATTGTAGGTATTATAATCAACATATCCTGGAGTTGTTAAATCTCCACCTTTCATATCATCAAGCATCTTAGCTCGTGTAGCAGTAGTTGTTCTTCCTTCAGGTATATAATTAAGGGGATTAAAGGGATTTTCTAAACTTTCTGTATATATATTTTTATTTTTTGCTGACTCAACAATTAAATCTTTTACAGTTTTTAATTCTGAGTTGTTAAAATTTTTATTTGTAATATCGTCTTTTTTATTTAAAATTACAGAATCGAAAAAAGTTTTTATGGGTGTAGGCACTCTAAAAACTGGATCTACTTCTAATTCAATTAAAGCAGCTTTTGAAGATTTTTTAACAGGCTGAACATTAGGAAGATCGTCATCTACAGGGCCACCATCCACAAATGCATTAATACCTTTTTCTTTAACTGCTGCTAAGAACTCAGGAGTAAATGTATAGTAAGCTCCCGCTCCAACGTCAGTATCACCTGCAAAAGCAAACTTTCCTGAATCTTCAAAATTCCCAGTATTAGGCATTGATAATTCAAAAACATCATCTTTAACTTTTAATTCTTGTAAAATTTTTCTTAAAGTTTTAGTCATTTCTTTGTACTGAGCCATTACAATTTCATTATCGCCACCTTCTTTTACAGGCTGCATATAATCAATATGTATTCCTGCTTTGCCTTCTGCAACTGCGTCAAGCACATTCTTTCTTAATGCCAAAGGATTAAGAACGGGTCTGCCTTTATTTTCAAAGAAATC